TTCTGTAACGCTCCCGGCCTGCTTTGCCATCGTGTAGGCCAAGTTTTCGAAAACCTCCACGTCTACCACTTTTCCGCCGTCGTCGATCGCGTGGCGCAGGGTGGTTAATAGATCGCTCCCGAAAATCTGACGGTATACCCTCGCGGTTGCGCCGTTGGCCTCGAGCATTACGGGAGTTTCACCGAATTTAATTTCCCGTCTCATTTACGCACCTCACGCAGGAAGTTTGACCGTGGTAAAGAAGGTATCGTAGGACGTGGAATCCTCCGGGGTACGGGCTTTAACGACGTTCTTGCCGATGCCAGATACATATACACTTGTGGCTGTAATGTCGATTGTCTCAGTCTGGGGCTCGATCGTGTCCTCCTTGGTTGCGCCAGAAACGGACGGCCGGGAGGCAACGCAGTTATAAATAACGTGGCGGGTAGCCTTTTCGTCCCCTTCAAACTGAAAAAGCAATGCAAAATGCACAGGCTCAGTGTCCTGTACCTCGTATGTAAGGCCAGCGGTGTCTGTGATCTCTCCCAGAACATCGGCGGCGAAACTGTCCGTAACGCGGGCCATTTCCAGAGATCCTGTATAACCGTTGTTGGTGTTGGTAATGTAGTAAGCGATATTATCGGCCCAAAACGTGGATGTTTCGCCCTCAGCATCAAGCGACAGGTTAACCGCGCCGGGGAATGCTACAGGCTCGCCATAGGTCGCGGAATTGTCCGCCGCGATCGTAGCCACCGCATAATATACGTTTTTAAGGCCGTACTTAATTTTATTAGCCATTTATTATTACCTCCGTCGAAAAAATGACTTCATACATTCTTTCGGTTTCAATGTACTGTTCCGCCCTCGTGTAAACAAAACCGTTAGCCTCTAGCACGGCCTCGACGGCGGCTTCTTTTTCAAAATCTTTTTCATCGGTGTACAGCTCGATTATGAGCTGTTCCTTTTTGCAGTAGTTTTTGCCATCTGCAACAAAGTCGTTACTTTCCGGGTAGTAAAACAAGATAAACGGCGGGGCCTGCCCGGCGGCCTCGCTAAACTGATAGTAGGCAAAATCAAGGCCGATAGATTCGACCATGTCCGCCACTTCTGTATATGTCATTGCAGGGCCTCCTGTAGGCGTTTAGCCGCCTCTGTCTTTAACCATTCTTCGACCGGCTTAATGTGCGGAATAGCCGCAGTCCTGCCGCCGTTACGCTTGGCGTGTCCAAACTCCAGAAGATGTGGCAAGCCCGGCGTTTTTGAGTTAAATACGACAGCCTCGATGCTTACGATTGACGACTGTTCTACCTTCGACCGCCACCCGCTCGCGTATCTGCCTGTGCGGGATGGTGCGCCGGATTTGACCATGTCGGCCGCTTCTTTCGCCACCTCTGGAAGGACTTCCTGCATGGCCTCGCCTACGTCGTTTTTGTACTCTTCCAAGGCGGTCATGATTTCGACCGCAAACGCGTTAGACTTAGCCATTAGTCCCGCCCTTCTGTTCCGTGTACAGTTCTATGGTATCGTCCCGGCCGTTATACGTCCGATAGACTGCATACCGCCGGCCCTCGTGGATCACTACGGGCTCGCCGTCGTAATCGTAGCGGAACATAGTAAACCGCAGTTCAGGGGCAAGGCCGTTGCGCCCGCCCTCAAAAAATTCCGATGCGGTCACGCTCTGGACGTTGGCATACACCGTGCGCAGGCTTTCCGCTTTCCGCTGTACGCCGGCGGCGTCGCGTGTGTATGTAGTTTTAACCAGTGCAATCGGTGTACTTCTGTCCATTTAACGCCCCCATTCGGTAAAGCCTGTACAGGTGGCAAGCTGTGCCTTTTGTTCGTCGTATGACTTTTTCAGCCGGTCGTAATCGTCTGGCTGTCCAAAGTGCATACGGACATAAGTAATACACGCCCGGCGTACGAGTGCAGAGGCGTCCGGGACAATAACCCCCGCTACTCCGAGATCCTCCACGGCGGCGTTTAATAAGTCGATAATTTCGTCGTCAAACGCATCTGTAACAATCCGCAGTGCAAGTTTTGCCGCCTCTAACATTTCCTCTGCATTCATCTTTAACGCCTTTCAAAAGGGGCGGTTGCCCGCCCCGTGTTTATCATTCTGCTGATACTACTGCAAATCCGTTCGGCCTAACCAGATGGATAGCGGCAAGGATCTTGCCCACGATCTTTACGAGGTCGGCCTCTGCAAGGCTCTTTTCATCAACGATAAATTTGAAGTCCTCGCCCTCCGGGAAGTTTGCAACAACGCCGTCCAGATCGCCGACAAGCATACCTGTTACGGTGTTGTTAAACAGTACCTCCATACCGTTAAACGGGTCGTCGATCTTGCTACCGCCGTCTGTGCGCTCGTTCATGATTGCGGCATAGGTGGACTTGGAGACGATAACCACCGGGTTAGTAGCTTCATCTGACAGTGCGGCGAAGCCGGCCATTGCGGCGGTGTTGTCGATCGGGTTCGTGACCTTTGCAGACAGGGTAGAGGCGGCGATCTCGCTTACTACCTCGTTTTCAAGGGCGATCGCAAGCTGATGTCCGAACTCGCGCAGGAGGTAATCAAGGAATGCCTGTCCGCGCAGTGCAAGGACGGTGTCGGATACCTTAATCCATTTCTTAAAGTACTGGGCGACAAAGTCGATCGTGCCAAGGACAAGGGCCTCCTCTGCCGGGGCGTTTGCTCCCTCTGTGTGCTTAACTGCGCCGGTTGCGCTTCTCTCATAGCCTACGGCGTAATTGCCTGCTACATATGTCTTGCGGACGCGGGACAGGATCGGGCTGTTGTCCCAGTCAGTCCAGATCCAATCATCTACAATCTTAGATACGGATACTGTTCCGCCGCTAACGTTAGTGGACAGCAGGGCGCGCTGTTCCGGGGTAGCTGTGCCCTTGATATACTCTGCAAAGGCGTCTACAAGCTGTTCTTTTCTTACTTCCATTTTGGATTCCTCTACTTTCTGGGGCTTAACGCCTGCGCCGCCGGCTACTGCGGCCCGCAGTTCGTTTCTTTTGGTCTCTGCATTTTTGCGGGCTTCCAGTTCGGCGTTGATGCCGCGGATCTCCTCCTCGAGTGCTGTAAGATCTGCCTCGGGGCTGTCGATCTCTGCTACGATGGCGGCCCGTCTTTCGGTTAATTCTTCAATGGTCATGTTTTTAAAATCCATTGTTTAAACCTCCGCTAATATTCTGATTCTAGCTTTCGCCTTTTCGCGTTTTTCCGCTTCGAGTCGCTCCGCCCGCTCCTCTTCGATCACTCCGTCAAAGTAGGCACGCGTTTTTACGCCTAGGCTTGTGTTAGGGTTTGCCGGGAATGATACCGGCGATATATCAAACACCTTTGCAATGCGGTGTATGATCCGTGTGTGTGTCTCGCGGTCGTATCCATCTTCCGCGACAGTAAAGGCAAAAGACATTTGCGGGTAGTTCCCCGCCGCGATCTCTTCAAAGATGGCCCGTGAACGCGCTGTACGGCTTAAATCCGTCACGTTATGCAGGCCCTTGGAATCAATATCCAATTCGATGCTACCCGCGCTTGTGCGGGCGTATACGGGCCCCTCGTGGTCGATTCTAAACACAACGTCGGACATATCTGCCCCGTCGAATGCGTTCGGGTCGATTCGCTCCTTGTAATCAATGCCATCTTCGCTAAACAGAACATACGTATCAAACGTCGATGCGTAGCCCTCTACCTTGTAGTTGGGCTCGCCGTCTGCTATCCGCAGTTCCATGTTTCTGTATTCTCTATTCTGATTCATTGCTGTTTTCCTCGTTTATCTTGTCGGTAGCGTTGTAATATTCGCCTCGTATGATCCGTTCATCCCCACCTTCAACCGGCGGCAAGTTCCAGATTTCCCTAACGTCATTAATCGACAGTATGCCGCGGTCTAGCAACTGACTGGAAACGTTCAGTTTGTCGGCATTAGACAGGTACTGCAACCGGCTAGTAGTAGCCATAACAAAGTTGCCGTTGCTCTGCTCCCGGAATGTAAATAACATCCGGGTCAGCACTTCAGAAAACTGAATAGCCCACGGCTCGATTGCTCCCTCATAGAACGCCGCCCATGTTTCGGGGTTGAAAGAGTTTTGCAAAATATCCTCATTAACGCCGAAATATTCAAAGACGTTTGCCCTGATCTCTTTCATTTGCTCCGCGTCAACCGTAAATGGTGAGGCTTTAATCTGCTGAATATCGCTATAGGTATTCGGAAACAGCAACAGCCCGCCGCCCTCTGCATCCTCGGACAGGTTTTCCTCGGTAAAGCGTTTCCTTTCCTTGGCCAGATCCTCAGACTTTGTAAAGTTCGTGAGTTTGGCCATGAACCGATATGATGCCGCAGACTTTACGCCCTCTTTAATGCCTTGGTCGTTGATGTGGATTAGATCCATAGTAGGCAGCAGGGCGTTGTTTGGCTCACCGAAAAAGTCGTGCTTGTACTGCATCCGGGTCATTATCCCGCAATACTCCAACTCGACGGCGGCTTTCTGGCCGTTGCGGAATTCATACCGCAGATATGGCACGCCGTCATACTGCACGACCTCGCACCGCGTCGGGAGCGGGGTATAAATGCCGCTTATCTCGCCGTATTCGTCCCAGACTGGCGTTATAAACAATGTATTGGTGTTGTAGTAAATGGTTGCCGCCCGGGCTAGAAACTGCGACCATGTCTGAAACTCATTAGGCCCGTGTCTCAGCTTGACCTGTAACGCCGGCTTTGCCGCCCCGTATGTCCGTACGTCCAATTTGCTAATGTGGGTGGCGAGGGCGTTAATTGACGCCCTTACAAGCTCGCTTTCGTAAAGCTCCCCGCGGTAAGATGTAAACGCGGGTTCGTAACCGTTTAGTAGTTTAAATTTTCCATCGGATCGTCCCGGCGTTTTCGGGCGATTGCCGAAAAGCCAATCGAAAAGCCCCATCTTTTACCCCTCGTTTCGTAGTTGCGGCCCTATTTCGGCCGCCCATTTCTGGCGGACGGTCATTGCGTCAAGTAACGCCGCCGCCCCGTCTATGTGTGCGCCGGGTGAGATCTTAACCAATTTGCCCCGACCGCGTTCTGTCGACATTTTTAAAGCACCGTTTAACAGATGCATTTTTAAAAGGTCGTTGTCGCCAATGTGTATTTTTTTATCTTCTAGCAGGCCCTGTGTTTCCTGTATGACCCCGTAAAGGTTTTCGCCTTGGAAAACATCGTCGGTTTGAAATCCGTATGTATTAAGGTCTTGCACCAGATAGGCCGCGCTGTAACGGTCATACCCGACCTTCAGCGGTAAGATCTGGTATTTCTCCACAAGTTCCGTCAACCAGTTATAACAATCGTGATAGTCTACGAAATTATCCCCGGAGGGGAACAACAGCCCCCGCTGTATGTAAACTTGGTACGGTACACCGTCCCGGGCGGTGGCTTCTTCAATTTTCTCAGCCGGTAGCCAAAACCGGGCGAAAAGGTACAGCTCCCCGCCACGCTCGATTACTACAACGCAGGCGGTCAAGTCGCGCGTCTGGGACAAGTCGATCCCGGCGACGCAGTAGGAGTTTGTAAAATCCTCAATGTTCAGATGATCCCCGCAGGCCTTTTCAACTGTCTGCGCGGGCAACCATGCCAAGCTAGAATTCTGCTTAATGCAATCGTATTTGGTGATGAACTCAGCTTTTTTACTTAGTGAGTTTTCGGCTATTGCTATCTCTTCTAGCAGATAATCCACGGATACGGAAACGCCTAGATTTGGGTTGCTCTTCCTCAACTCGTTTATATCGTTCCATTTGTCGATATCGTCGATCATGTACAGCAGGGGAAGAAATTTCTTCTCTCTGCTGTCACCCAGCAAAAACCGCGTGCCCCTTTTTATCAGTTCGTCGTATGTCGAGCCGTCGACATATCCCGACGTGGTGCAACCAAAGATAAACGAATCCGGGCGCGCGCCCATGGCCGACCGCATTACCTCATAGGATTTCAGCCCCTTGTCGCCGTTCCATGACGCAATTTCGTCCGCGATCGTTAAGGATGGGTTGTAACCGTTCAGATCGCGCGAGGCGTACGAGACTTTTTTTACCGTAGCGTTTGCGCCGGGGATAGCTAGGTCGCTTTGTCTGTGCCTAGCTAGCATGGAATCGTCGTATATTTTCCTGTGCTGTGTATCCTTCTGTAAGGACTTCTTTTTCAGATCCTGCCACTCTGGGTCTAACTGGGTTGAATTCCATATATTGCCATATACAAGGTCGCTCTGTTCCATTTTCGGGGCGATACAGTAAACCCTTGCACCGTATCCGCCGTCGCGCCACTCTTTCGAGCCGATCGCGCCCGCGGTGGCGGTCTTGCCGTTCTTTCTGGCAACCACAAGGAGGATTTCCCTAAATTGACGGTTGCCCTCCGCGTCTACAATTCCGTATATGCAAGAGAGCATTGCCTTTTGCCATTCTTCAAGGAGCAACGGCCCGGGCGCAAGCGGCCCTTCTGTGTGGAAGCAGTGCGTTTCAATCCAGTTAATAGCGGTGTTGGCTTTTTTAACGTCAAAGAAAAATGCCTTTTGCTCTATCCCGCGTACAACGTACTCATATGCAAGCCTCACCCAGCGGCCGACGGTGTAAGAACCATTTTTAATTCCTTGGTAGTAGGCGTAAATGTGGTTTGTTTCGTCCATGTTCTCCCAATTTTGACCAACGCGCGCGAATTTCGGCAAGGATCGAG